TTGAACGGGCCGACGTTCAATCGGGTGATGGGGGCGGTGTCAAGCCTGTTCCACGCGGCGGAGGTGGTCAACCGGGACGCGACCCTGCTGGCGGCGTACCGGTTGGGGCGGGCCAAGGGGCGGGAGCATGGTACGGCGGGGCTGCAGGCGGGAGGTCAAGTGGTGGGGCCACTGTAGGTAAAATTGACGGCAACAAGGCTGAGCGCACCGCTCACTTTGCCAGTAAATTCAATCTGAAACAGGGGTAACACACTATGTCTCTTGCAAATATGAAGGTATTTAACCAATACCTGATGGAAGCCACCGCCGAATCGTTGGCTCAATCCATCAACAAGTTCAACGCAGCTTCCAACGGCGCAATCAGTCTGACTGCGCTCGGCTTCGATGGCGACTTCTTCCAGACCAGCTTCTACAGCGCTCTGCATACCGCCCAGCGCCGGGTTGATCGTTATGCTGCGCAAAGCGCTGCAGCCGCTACTGCCCTAGCTCAATTGCAAGAAAACAGCGTCAAGGTTGCCGGTGGTTTTGGCCCGATCGTCTTCGAGCCGGGTCAATTGACTTGGATGCAGAAGAATGAAGCGGAAGCGATTGCCGTCATCAGTCAGCAGTTGGCTGAAGCGATCATAGCCGACCAGCTCAACAGCGGTATCGCTGCAGCTGTTGCCGCAATCAGCAATGTGCCTGGCGCAACCAATGACGTATCGGCCACTCTGGGTATCAGCTATACCGCCCTGAATGACGCGCATGCGCTGTTCGGCGACCAGTCGGGCCTGATCATCGCGAACGTCATGGACGGCGTGACCTACCACAAGTTCATCGGCCAGAACATCGCCAACGCGGGCACCCTGTTCGATTACCAGGGCGTGCGCGTGGTCGACATCCTCGGCCGCCGCGTGGTGGTCACTGATGCCCCGGCGCTGCGCGAATCCCCGTCCACCGCGGCGAACGATGCCAAGGTGCTGGGCCTGGTGCAGGGCGCGGCGACCGTGTACGACGGCAGCGACCTGATCACGAACATCTCGACCACCAACGGCCTCGAGCGCATCGCCACCACGTTCCAGACCGACTACACCTTCGGCCTGGCGCTCAAGGGCTTCGCCTGGGATACCGCCAACGGCGGCAAGTCCCCGACCGACGCGGAGATCGCGACCGGCTCGAACTGGGACAAGGTCGCGACCTCGTGGAAGCACACCGCGGGCGTCATGGTCACCGGCATCACGACCAGCTCGTAAGGAGATCAGGGGAGGGCGGCTTCGGTCGCCCTCTCTCTTCGCATGGACGACACCCAGGCCGAACGCACCAAGTACGTCGAGACGTGGAAACACGACGACTACGCACGTTCATCGCCTGGGCTTCGGCACCTTGCCGGGGCGCTGGAGTGGATGCAGCCCGAGCCGGGCGCGACGTTCACCGACTGGGGCAGCGGCAGCGGCCAGGCCGCCGACGCGATGATCGAGCAGGGCTTCGACGTCCGCATGGTGGACATCGCCGCCAATGCCTACCGCGGCCCGCACGGCCCGGTGATCGAGGCGTGCTTGTGGGAACTGCCAGCCGACATGACGGCAACGGATTACGGATTTTGCGCTGATGTGATGGAGCACTTGCCACCCGAACGGGTGCCGCAGGTGTTCGAGCAGATCAAAGCACGCACCAACAAGGCCTGCTACTTCCAGATCGCGCTGTTCCGAGACAACTGGTACGGCCGCGAACTGCACCTGAGCGTGTTTCCGGTGGAGTGGTGGGAGGCGGAACTGGGCAAGGTATTCAGTGAGGTCGAGATCCAGGTGATCCCGCGCAAGCACGTGCTCGCGGTGGCGCGCCCATGAAGTCGTTTCGTGAGCTGATCCTCGCCCACAAGGGCAAGCGCATTTGCGTCATGGGCGGTGCCCCGGGACTGGCCGAGCAACTGGCCGGCATCGAGGCTGACGTCTATATCAGCACCAACGCCCACGGCGTCGAGCTGAGGAAGCCCGACTACCTGCTGGCGATGGACGAGACGCACAGCCGCGAGCGGTGCGAGATGGGCGGCTTCCTGCGCGAGCGCAGCGACGCCCCGATCATCTCGCCGCACGGCTACGCGGACATCCGGCTCGGCCACTGGCCGCAGCATCCGCGGTTCGTGCTATCGGGCATGGTCGCCACATGGGCGGCCTGGGCGATGGGCGCGAAGGTCGTGATCCTCGCCGGCTGCGATGGCTACGGCGGCGAGCCCGGGTACGTCGAGGAAGCGCGCAAGATCGCGCGCGACGTGCACTGTCCCGTCCGGGTCGCCGGCGCGGGGCCGCTGGTCGACGTGTGGCCGGCCTATAACAAGACCGAGCGGTTCACTAAATACAAGCCGCACGCAGCGATCGAGGGCCTGCTCGGCGTCGACGGCGCGGTGCGCGTGCGCGCGCTCAAGCCCTGCACGATCGCGCGCATCGACGTGGCCAAGGGTGGCGAGATCACCGCGCTGCGGCACGAGGTCGCCAAGCTGTTGAAGCACCGCATGGTGGAGGAACTCTGATGTTGATCGTCGAGAACGGCAGCCAGGTCGCCGGCGCAGAGTCCTACGCCAGCGTGGCCGATGCCTCGACCTATTTCACCGCGCGGGCAAACGCCGCATGGGCTGCGCTGGCGTCCGACGCGCTGCGCGAGGCTGCGCTGCGGCAGGCATGCGACTACATCGAGGCGGTCTATGGCCTGCGCTGGAAGGGTGAGCGGGTTGCGATCACGCAAGCGCTCAGCTGGCCGCGCGATGGGGTTGTGGTGGACGGCGTCGAGCTGTCGACGACGGCGATCCCGGCCGCGCTGATGCGCGCGAACATCGAGCTGGCGTTGAAGGCGAGCGCGGGCGAGTTGCTGAGCGACCAGGGCGCGCAGGTGATCAGCGAGACGGTCGGGCCCATTTCGGTGACGTACGCCGCCGGCGCACGGCAGTACACGCGCTATGCGTTCGCGGAGACGCTGCTGGCCGGCTTGCTGGCCGGCGGGCTGAACATGGTTCCGGTGCAGCGGGCCTAACGTGGCGCAGTTCAACTACTCCGCCACCGCAGCGACCGCCACCCGGCTGCTCGCCCGCTTCGGCGCGGCCTGCATCCTGCACCGCTATTCGGCCGGCGCCTACAACCCGGCCACCGGTGCGAGCGCGCCGACCTACACCGACATCGTGACCACGGCCGCCGTGTTCGCGTACGACCAGCAATACATCGACGGCACGCTGATCCGGCAGGGCGACCAGCTCGCCTATTGCGCGCCGTCTACCGAGCCGAAGCAGGGCGACCAGCTCACCTGGCAGTCGGTCAAGTACACCGTCGTCTCGGCCAAGCCAGTCTCACCGGCGGGCGTGCCGGTCTTGTTCGAGGCGCAGATCCGGGCATGAGCACGTTCGCGCTGGACGTTTCGAAGTTCGTGGCCAAGGCCACCGCGGCGCCGGCAACAGTCACGCGCAAGGTGGCGCTCGACGTGCTCGCCAAGGTCGTGCTCCGCACGCCGGTGGGCAACCCTGACAAGTGGAAGAATCCGCCACCGCCCGGCTATGTCGGCGGCCGCCTGCGCGCGAACTGGAACACCAGCATCGGCCGCGGCGACTTCACGACCAGCAAGAGCACGACGGACAACGCGGTGCGCCGCGGCGAGTCGCGCTTGCGCGCCTACGACGGCACACAGGACATCTACCTCCTCAACTCGCTGCCGTACGTGCGGCGGATCGAGTACGAGGGATGGTCGAGCCAGGCTAAGGCCGGCATGGTGCGAATCACCGTGGCGGAGTTCCAGACGTTCGTCGACAAAGCCGTGCGGAGCCTGCCCAAGTGAGCCAGAAGCTCTGCCGGCAAGCCTACGAGGGGCGGCTCGGGACATGGGCCGCGGCACGCTCGCCGGCGCTGCGCGTCCGTTACGAGAACGTTCCCTTCACCCCGGCAACGGGCGAGACCTACCTGCACGCCACGCAGCTGCCGGCTGACACCGAAAGCGACGACCTGGCCGGCGCGCATCGCGCCTACCGCGGCGTGTTCCAGGTATCGGTCTACGCGCCGATCAATACCGGCTCGGGCGCGGCGGCAGCGATCGCCGACGAGCTGGCGGCCCTGTTCGTGCACAACGCGCGGCTGACATCCGGCGCGATCACCGTCCAGCAGACCACGCCCGCCAGCGTGGCGCCTGCGTTGCAGTTCGAGAGTTACTACGCGGTGCCGGTCTCGCTGACCTACCGCGCCGACACGACCTAAACCGCGCGCAAGCGCAATCCCCAAGCCGCCGAAAGGCGGTTTTTTTGTGCCCGCGCGGCGGGCTTCCAACGAGGAAACACAATGGCCGTCACCCTCCCCAACGGTTCGCTGGTGGCCATCGCCAGCGGCTACGGTTCCGCCAAGACGATCACCGCGATCACCAATGCCAACCCCGGCGTTGCCACCTCCGCTGCCCACGGCTTCACCGACGGCGACATCCTCGAGGTCACCTCGGGCTGGTCGCGCCTCACCAACAAGATCGTGCGCGTCGATGGCTCCGCCACCGGCACCTTCGAACTGGAAGGCATCGATACCACGTCGACCAGCGTCTACAGCGCAGGCGGCGGCACCGGCACGGCGCGCGAGATCACCGGGTGGACGCAGCTGGCCCAGATCGTCGGCTCAACCTCGAGCGGCGGCGAGCAGCAGTTCCTGAACTACCAGTTCCTGGAAGCGGATGCCGAATCGCGCATCCCGACGTTCAAGAGCGCGGCCGGTATCCAGTTCACCGTGGCAGATGACCCCAGCCTGCCGGGCTACATCCTGGCCAAGGCGGCGAACGATGATCGCGTGCCGCGCGCGATCCGCGTCACCCTGTCGAACGGCGCGATCCTGCTCTACAACGCCTACGTCAGCCTGTCGACGATCCCGAGCCTGACGGTGAACGAGCTGATGACCATCGAGGTCACGCTGTCGCTGACCGCCGAACCCGTGCGCTACGCCTCCTGATGGCACGGCTCAAGCTGAACCCATCGCCGACCTTCAAGGCCGACGTCATGATCCCGGTGCCCGGCGACAAGCCGGCGCCGGTCAAGTTCACGTTCAAGCACCGGACGAAGGAACAGGCCAGCGAGTTCGTTTCTGAGGAAGAGCGCGAGATCGATGCGGCGGCCGTGATGGAAATGGCCGAGGGCTGGGATCTCGAGGACGACTTCACGGCCGAGAACGTCGGGCGCCTGCTCGAGAACTACATCGGGGCAGCGGCAGCGATCTTCATCACCTACATCCGCGAACTGCGCGGGGCACGCGAAAAAAACTGAAAGGGGCCGCGAGGGCTCTGTACACGCCTGAGCCGACCGACGCCGAACTGGCGAAGGTCGGACTGTCGCGTGACGACCTCGACGGCCCGTTCGAGTTCTGGCCCGACTGCATTGAAGCCGTGGACGTTTTCGCGGCCATGTGCACCCAGTGGCGCACCGGCCCGTCCGGCGCCATTGGCCTGGATTACACGGCGCTTCCCATCGTGCTGCGCGCCATCGGCGTTCGGCGCTCGCCTGAGCTGTTCCACGACATCCAGACGATGGAGGGCGAAGCCCTGCGCGTCCTGAACGAGAAGCGACCGAATGGCTGATATTGCAACCCTCGGCATCAAGGTTACGACCGAGGGCGCGACGAAGGCCACGGCTGAGCTCGCCAAGCTCGAGAAGCAGTCGGCGGCGACCGAAGTTCGCGCGGTCAAGATGGGCAAGGCGATGGGCATCGCCCTCGGCTCTGCCGTCGCCGGCGCCGTTGCGGTTGGCGGCCTGGCCCTGCGCGCCTACATCAAGAACAGCATCGAGGCCGAGAAGGTACAGGCCCAGCTCAACGCCACGCTCAAGAGCACCAAGGGCGCCGCGGGCCTGGCCATCGGCGAGCTCAACAAGATGGCCGACGCGCTGCAGCGCGTGACCACGTTCGACGATGAAAGCATCGGGAAGGTTCAGGCGCTGCTCCTGACCTTCACCAAGATCGGCCGGGACGTTTTCCCGATGGCCACCGAGGCCGTGCTGAACCTGAGCACGGCGATGGGCACCGATCTCAACAGCGCGGCCCTGCAAGTTGGCAAGGCGCTGAACGACCCGGTTAAGGGCATCACCGCCCTTGCACGCGCCGGCGTCCAATTCTCCAAAGACCAAAAAGACCTGATTAAGAGCCTGGTCGAGACCGGGCGCAGCGCGGAAGCGCAGCGGATCATCCTGCGCGAGCTCGAGACCCAGATGGGCGGATCCGCGCGCGCCGCGGCCGACACACTGGGCGGGTCGATCAAGCAACTGCAAAACGCCTTCGACAACCTGCTCGAAGGCGATGCGGGCGGTGGCGGCCTCAAGGGCACGCGCGACTCGATCAAGAGCCTCACGGCGACCATGAACGATCCGCAGATCAAGCGCGGCGTCGACACGATCGCGTCCGGCCTGCTCGAGATCGCAGCGGCAGCTGTTCGCGTTGTCGCCGAACTCGGCAACGCCATCGGTGCGCTTTCGGAGTTCTTTGCGGCAAACGAGAAGAAGGGACTCGCTTCCCTGCAGAACCGGAAGACCGACCTCGAAAGCCAGCTGTTCGCTGCGCAGCGCCGCAGCGGGCAGGGGCTCGCCGATGCTAATGATCCGATCAGCAAGTTGTTCGGCCGCCCGTCTGGCAAGGATGAAGAGATCAAGGCCATCAAGGCCGAGATCGCCCAGATCGATCGCCTGACTGCGGCGCGCACCAAGGCCGCGCAGGCGGCCGGCGCCGAGGCGAAGGCCAACCGCTTTACGCCTGGCTACGAAGCGCAGTCGCTCAACTTCAATCCGAACGGCAGCGGCGGTGGCGCAGCCAAGGCCAATGGCGGCGCCGGCCGCACCAAGGCCGCGCGCGCCATGCCCGACTTCGTGCGCGAGGATAAGGAGGATCTGCGCGAGCTGGTCGCAAAGATTCAGCAGGCCGACAACCAATTCGGCGCGCTCGCCGCAACGCTGTCGGGCCCGCTGGCGGCCGCTGAGTTCCAGCACAAAGCCAACCTGAAAGAGATCGAGGCGCTTGGCATCAAAGGCGAGCGTTCGCGCGCTGAGATCAATGCCGCGAAGGGGCTGGAAGTCGAGCGTTACCGGCAGGAAGCCGACGCCATCCGCGAGCGGGCCAATCCGGCCAAGCAACTGATCAGCGACCTGCGTTTCGAGCTTGAGCTCACCGGCCTGAACAACGCCGCGCGCGCGACCGCCGTCCAGCTGCGCCAGCTGGACGGCAAGGCCACGGCAGCGCAGGCCGCAGAGATCGCCGCGCTCAACGATCAGATGGAAGTCGAGCAGGAGCGAATCCGACTCGTCGATGGCTTCCGCTCGTCGATGGTCGATGGCCTGAGCGACGCGATCAGCGGCACCAAGAGCCTCAAGGATGCGTTCCGCGACACGTTGGACGACATCGCCGCGCAGATCACCCGGTTCATCGCCAACAAGTGGATCGAGAAAATGTTCGGCTCGTTCGGCACCACCGGCAGCGGGTCGAGTGGTGGCGATTGGATTGGCAGCCTGCTGGGCGCGTTCTTTGGCGGTGGCGGCGGAGCGGGTGGCGGTGGTGGCTCGACGGGCTTCCTGTCCGCGTTCGGCTCGTCCTATGCCACCGGCGGCTATACCGGCCCGGGCGGAAAGATGCAGCCCGCCGGTCTGGTGCACAAGGGCGAATACGTGATGCCGGCCGAGACCGTGCGGCGCCTTGGCATCGGCGCAATGGACGCGATCCGCGCGGGGCAGATGCCGGGCGGCGGCCCTGCCAACGTCACCCAGAACTTCACCCAGATCGTGCAGGGCCAGATGACCCGCAAGACGGGCGAGCAGGCCGCGCGTGAGAACGGCCGCCAGGCGGCGCGTGCGATGTCGAGGACGGGGCGATGAGCTTTATCTCCACGCGCATGCCGCGCCGCATCGCCTCGGGTTTCACGCTCGGGCCGCGTTGGTCGACGTTGCTGGTCGACATGGACAACGGCCGCGAGCAGCGCAACGCGCAATGGCTCTATCCGAAGTGGGAGGGGCGCGGGAATATGGCCGCGTTCGATGCCGCCGACCGGCAGGCCCTGATCGGCCTGTTCATGGCCTGTCGCGGCAAGCTGCACGCCTTCCGCGTCTACGACCCGACCGACAACACCGCGGCCGCGCAGCCGATCGTCACCGTCGGCGCGAAGAAGTACCTGTCCAAGCTCTACACCTTCGGCAGCGAGTCGGCCTCGCGCCTGATCCAGGCGCCCGTGACCGCGACGCTATCCGGCGCCGGCAGCGTGAACATGGATACCGGCGAGGTGACCGGCTCCGCGCCTGGCGACACGTGGACGGGCACGTTCGACGTGTGGATGCGCTTCGATTCCGACTGGGGCGCGTTCACCGCGATTCGCCCTGATCTTTGGACGGCAGACATCGAGCTGGTCGAAGTCCGCCGATGAAAACAATCCCGGTTGCCCTGCAGTCGCACATGGATGGCGACGCGACCACGCTGTGCCTGATCACCCGGGTCGCGTGCAAAGACGGCACCGTGATCGGGTTCGCCGAGCTCGACGCGGACATCGTTTACAACGACGGCGACGGCTCGATCACCTACCGCGCCGAGAACGGCGGCTTGTCCCCGCAGCGGCTGCAGGCATCGGCCGACATGACGGTCGACAACACCGAGCTCACGGGCTGGGTGTCGCCCAGCGGCATCACCGAGGCGCAGATCCGCGCCGGCCTGTTCGACTACGCGCAAGTCCGCATCTACCGCGTCAACTACATGGACTTGACGCAGGGCCACGAGATCGTGGCCACCGGCACGGCCGGCGAGACCGTCTTTTCCGCGAACGGCTGGAAAACTGAGTTCCGCTCGCTGGTGCAACAGCTGCGCCAGCCGATCAGCAACCTGTATTCGCTGACCTGCCGCGCGAAGTTCGGCGATGCCAAGTGCGGCAAGACGTTCACCTGGGTCTCGGGAACGGTCACCAGCGTCGGCACGGAAACCGACCGCATGTTCGATTCTGGCGTCGCCGGCGCGGACGACCTCTACAACCTCGGCGTCGTCGAGTGGCTGAGCGGCGACAACGAAGGCGGCCAGATGGAGGTCGACGACTTCGGCAGCGGCGAGTTCGTGCTCTCGCTGGCGATGCCCTACGCGATCCAAGTCGGCGACACGTTCCGAGTCCGCAAGGACTGCAGCAAGGAATGGGACGACGCCGAGAACGGCTGCCTCTTCCACTGGGCCTCTGACCGCGCAAACCACTTCCGCGGCGAGCCGCATATCCCCGTCGCCGACGGCGGCGCATCCATGATTCCCGGCACGGAGATCGGCAGCGATGATGAGTAACGCTGCCCGCGCGTTCCTTGGCGTGCCGTGGAAGCACCAGGGCCGCGACCGGCTGGGCATCGACTGCATCGGCCTCGTGGTGGCCTGCCTGCGCGAATGCGGCCACGTGCCGCCAGACCGCACCGACTACGGCCGCGACCCGAACGGCGAGCTTGTGGCGGCGCTCGTGGCGAACTGCACACCGGTGCCGATGCAGGAGGGCACGATCGCGCTCGTTCGCTACGGGCCTGAGCTGCGCCACGTCGGAATCATCGGCCGCGGTCACGACGGACTGACCTTGATCCACGCCGATTCACACCAGCGCCGCGTGGTCGAGCACCCGATCGATGCGCGCTGGCGCAAGCGGATTGTCAGCTGCTGGGAGTATGTCTCTTGAGCGGCTCAACCATTGGCGGCGTCATTGGCGCAGTCGTCGGGTTCTATTTCGGCGGGCCACAGGGCGCATCGCTCGGATGGATGATCGGCTCGGGCGTCGGCGCGTACGTCGACCCGCAGAAGATCGAAGGCCCGCGCCTCAAGGATGCGACCAAGCAAACCTCGCAGGACGGCGTGCCGATCCCGTTCGGCTATGGCTCGTTCCCGACCACCGGCAACCTGATCTGGACGGATCGGCTGGTCGAAACCAAGTCGAGCAAGCGGGGCGGCAAGGGCGGCCCGAAGATCACCGAGTACGTCTACACCCGCAGCTATGCCGTGGGCGTGTGCGAGGGCGAGATCGGCGGCTTCCTGATCATCAAGCGTAACGGGAAGATTGTCTACGACACCCGCACCAACGACGAGCTGACCGCGCTCGGCTACACCTATGAGCAGATCGCCGAATCGCGCGCCGCGCAGGCGAAGTGGCTGGCCGTTGCGAAGCTCTACTACGGCGACGAAGCGCAGACGCCTGACCCCACCATGTCGGCGGTCAAGGGCGCCGGCAACGTGCCGGCGTATCGCGGCCTGGCCTACATCGTCTGCACGCACGAGGACTTGACCGAAGAGCGCGGCGCGGTGCCGCAGTATGAGTTTGTCGTGGCGACGTGCGGCACGCGGGAGGAGCAAGAAACCGCAGCCGCCATCCTGATTACCGGCTCCGGCTCAACCCCGTTCATTACGGCGGATACCGATGCGGTTCCGACCTTTGTCGGCATCGACACCAGCACGGGCGCAGACGTGGCGCAGGCCGCGTGTTCTGTCAATTCCGATGGCGTATGGATCGCGGTCGGCGCAAGTGAAGTGGTCTATTCGACCAGCATCACTACGGCATGGACGAACGTCACGCCCGTACACGGCACCATTGGCCGTTTCGGGTCGTATGGCGCTGGCGGCTGGTTGCTGCAACACCGCGCCGCGAGTCATACGGGCTTGCTGGCACGGGCGTCCTCGATCCCGACCGACCTTGCCGCGCTGACGATCAACATTGCGGGCGGCGCGACGCGCACAACCCTGTCCATGACTGCCTACACGGGCGGCATGTACTACGGCAGCGTTGGGTTTGAGTCCTCGCAAATGCTGCTGGCGTGCTCGACCATCGGCGGTACGTGGGACGTTATCACGACGGATGCCACGTCGATTCCTGGCGGCAGCGGCGACGGCATCCGGTTCTTCCACGATATTGTCGAGTTCGACGGCGCGCTGTATGCGTCCGTATTCGTGGCAACCGGCGCTGGCTTTACCGTATCTGTCGGGCAGCAGGTGCGCCGCTCCAACGACGATGGAGCGACGTGGCCTGAACTGATAGTTGACGGCGCGGCGGATGTGACGATTCCGCTGCAACTGTGCAAGGGCCGCAACGTCCTGCTGATCGTGAACAGCAACGTGCAATCGGTCTATACCAGCGCCGACGGGTTCAGTGCGCCGCATACCACGGGCGTTAGCCGTTCCGCCGAATCCCTGCCGCGTAATGAAGTGGAAGGCCGCAACGTCGCATATGCGTCGCGCCGCTTCTACATCATGGGCGACTCGGGCGTTGTCTCGACCGAGAACGGCATCGACTTTAGCGCGGTCGCGTCCTACCCCGGCACGTTCAATACGCCGATTTCCATTGCAGCCTTTGGCTACGACGGCACCGAACTGCCCGATGCGCCGGGCCACTACGTGGACGACGAGGGCAACGTGAACGGGCCGGGCGGCACCGTCGTCGAACGCTGCACGCCAGAGCTTGGCATCGACATCGTGGCCGACCTCTGCGCCAGGCGCGAGGTGACCGACATCGATGTATCCGACCTGACCGATCTCGTCGACGGGTTCAAGATCGCCACCGAAACCGATCCCGGCACGGCGATCGACGCCACCCGCGCGGCGTATTTCTACGACGTCAGCGAATACGACGGCATCGTCCACTTCCCGAAGCGCGGCGGCGCAGTGTCCTTCGCGCTGACCATGGACGACCTCGCGGCCCGCGACGGCGACCCAATCGAGTGGGAGCGCGTCCAGGAGGCCGAGCTGTTGCGCAAGGTGACGGTCGGCTACATCGACCCGGACACCACCTACACCACGACCACCCAGAAGTGGGAGCGTCGCACCGGCACCGTCGAGGCGAAGGGCGAGGCGAGCGTCGAGATCCCGCTGGTCGGGCGCAAGGACTTCGCGGCCCAGGTCGCCGAGAAGCGCGGGAAGGCGGCATGGGCGGAAACGGAGAAGGTTCGCTTCTCACTGCCGTACAAGTGGGCGAAGCTCACCACGGCCGACGTCGGTACGCTCACCGATGCGCTGGGCAAGGTGCACCGCATCCGAATCCTGAGCATCGAGGACGACGGCGGCTATCGCCACATCGAGGCGGCGCGCGAGCAGACGAACACCTACGTCTCGACGGCGACCGGCACCAGCGGGCCGAACCCGACCGTTCCGGGAACCGGGCTGTCCGGGCCGACCGTGGCGGCGATTATGAACCTGCCTGTCTTGCGCGACGCGGACGACAAGGCCGGGCTCTACATCGCGGCGGCCGGCATGCTGTCGGGCTGGCAGGGCGCGCTGGTGCAGCTGTCGCGCAACGGCTCGACCTACGAGAACGGCCCGATCATCGCGGCGAACGCGACCATGGGGGAATTGAACGCGGTGCTGCCTGTTGCCAGCGCGTACGCGCCGGACAATACGAATACGCTGTCGGTGACCCTGCTGCCGACCTCGGGCGACCTGTCGAGCTGCACGTTCCAGGATCTGCTCGAGTCCGAGGTGAACGTCGGCGCCATCCTGTACACGGACGGCACGGCCGAGATCCTGCAGTTCCAGACCGCCACCGAAGTCTCGCCAGGCGTCTACGACCTGACCGGCCTGTTGCGCGGCCGCAAGGACACGACCATCGCCGAGCATGCGGTCGGTGCGCGCTTCGTGCTGCTCGACGAGAACATCCGCTTTGCGCCGATCCGCGCCGACGACATCGGCAAGACGCTCACAATCAGGCCCGTGTCGATTGGCACGCCGCCGGCGTCGAACAACGTCCAGACGATCGCGCTCACGACGATCGAGTCGCTGCGCGAGTGGCAGCCATACAACATCACAACCGAGGATGACGGGAGCGGCGGGTACTGCTTCTCGTGGATCGGCCGCGCGCGACTCGGGTCGGAT